GGTTCTCATAAACCAAACCAGATTCAGAACGAGCAGCACCACCACCTAACTCAAAATGAGTCTGGGGAAGTTGATCAACTTCAGTCTCATAGAGTTCAACGATTGTAGTTAGATTCATGATAATTTCGTTCTCATCAATAGGACACTTTAAGGGGCCCATACTTTATCGTTAATAAAATTTTGGCGACTAAAAACTTCACGATCTACCAGTTTGTATGTACCAAACTGATTTGTGCAAACATAACCTTCATGATCAACTTCTTCATCATTGATTTCACATTGCATATCAGAATCATTCTGACACATGTAAAGCATATCCTGTTTGATAGACCTTACCAACTTCCAAAGCCGAATCAGGTTGACATCACATTGTGTAATATATGCAATTTCATCCTCATCAATCTCTGCACCAATCTTGAAGTAAGTATTGAGAACTTTCTTGATGAGTGGGAGTTGCTTTGGTGTTGCAAATTCAACCAGAGTTGACATCTGACGTGCAAATCGTGCAGACTTGTGCAAATCAATGTCATCAAGAATCCATGCATCAGGATGCACAATCTTACAATACATTGTGTCAGTGATAGTGAACTTCAATGGTTGTGCAATAGCATCTCGAAGATCATGCTCTGCTGTATAGAAAGTGTGTGGAGCAATGATAATGTTTTGAGTTATCGTCTCCGGAAACTTGTAAGTAATCGTATTGGGCTGAAAAGTATCACTACCACCGAACCCAATAAAATCACCTTGAATAATCCCGTTGATACGAGGAAGGTAATCAAAACAATGGTGTAATATGTTAGCAACATTGCCAGAATGATTCCGATCAATGTCATCATGCGTTTCATTGATTTTAATTAGTTTCTTGTTGAAAACTGATTTGGTTCCCACAAAGAATTGATTGGTGGCAGGATTGATACCCCAAACAATAGCGGGAGCACCATCAATCTTGAGAGAAACATAACTGTCATCCTCACAAAACCAATCCAAAACAGATAAGTCACCAGTGAGAATAGAATCTTCGGGGTGTTCGATGTGTTTGTTCTTCATACTATAAGGACACTTTGAAGGGCCCACTATCAATCAATGGGCAGTTTTGCTACACTTTTACCTTTTCTATGTTTTTCAATAAAGTTGATTGCTGATTGGCGATTGCGACATGTTTTAATTTGTCTCCCGCGATGTATAATGGCTAATTGTGTTTTGCTACCTGCCAATGGCACTGCTGCATAAACATTAGGGTCATTCCAGTTGCCAACAATAAAGCCTAGTGGGGATTGTTGTGGTTCAAGAATATGAGAATTTGTTGGTTGATAACTCATCTGCGGATCTCCGAAACTGCTGGTTGACCTTGCTCAAATACAGTATCAACGACTGCCTGAACCTTGCGGGAGGTAGAGATACCCACAGAGTCATAAACAGGCACACAGACCAATCCAAAGGTCTTGTGGCTGCCTCCCAGACGTATCACACGACCAATAGACTGACTGATGCCAATATAGTCCATGTTGCGAAGGAAAACAACACTTTCCAGTCCATTGACATTGATACCTTCAGATAGAATAGAGTGATGAAGAACCACAAACTTCTTGTTGGAATCTTTACCCCAAGCATTGAGAGTGTCAAAAAATACCTCACGGTTCACTTTCTGACCGTCAATGATAGCACCAGTCTTGCTGGTGATTGTCATCCAAGACATGCCACGTTTGGCACATTCAAGTGCAAAATCACTCTCACAGATAAGACCAACAATCTGTTTGGTAGTGCGAGCACAGACCAGAACTTTATCAGTTTGCTGGTCATCAATGGTCTGCATCAGAAAGTCACAATCACGAGACCAAATCTTGAACTTATCCTGAACCATATCAAGTTGCTTTACAACAACTTTGGGAGGGAGAATGTATCCACCATCAACAAGCTCTGGAGCAGGAACATTGACCAGGACTTGACCATAAACTTCTGGGTCATTCATCCCTGGTTTGCTTATCGTAAGAGAATGTTTCGGAGTCGCAGTAAAGAAATAGCAACGATCAGCATCATAAGAGAAAAACTCTGTAGAAGGAAAGAAGTTTCGTTGAACAGAATTGTGTGCTTCATCGAAGTAGATGTTATTAACTTCAATATCTGCTTGACGAACTCTATCCAGAGAATGATAGGTGGTGAAGATGATTACATTCTCACCAGCTGTGCGAGCAGTGTTAGCAAACAATGCAATCTTCTCTGGATTAGTGGTAGAGAAGTGATGTGTCTCACCACTATGAACGTGCATAATGTGAGTGTGAGTTGTATCAATAATCTCCAGAAACTCGCTGCAAAGTTGTTCTGCAAGAAGGATACGAGGAGCAACCACAACCGTGGTCATTCCGTTATCAATGTGCTTACAATTCTCTGCAACATCTTGAATCATGCAGATAGTTTTACCACCACCAGTAGGTACAATAATTTGACCCTTATCATAGGCAAGCATACGATCAAGAATACGTTGCTGATGAGGACGAAGTGTGACCATCAAAATAGAATTACGATAAAGATAGTATAACACCCTCAACGTCAGTGTCAAGGGTG